GCAAAACGATTAACTATATCTGGTTCAGGAAACGTTTCTTTAAATGACGGTCTACTTGGTTTTGGTAATGCTTCAAGTACACCAAACATAGGTTATGGTATGTTTCATTATAGTGGAGTTGGATTAGGAATTTATGCTACAGCTAGTGGCGCAACACAAGGAATAGGTTTTTGGTTAAACAATGGTTCGGCTTATGAAGCAGGAAGATGGTTGTCTAGTGGGAATCTAGGCATAGGAACAACATCGCCTACAACAGCTAAATTAGTCGTTGCTGGAGCTGCAAACACATATACTTTGAGATTAGACGCTAATACAACAACAGGGCAAAGCTACGGAGCAAGATTTAGGGCTGGAACAAATTCATCTGATAAATCTTTACTTGTTGAAAACACAAGTGCAAGTGAGTTGTTTTCAATTAGAGGAGATGGTTTAGCAACTTTTGCAGGGAATATTACAATATCTAAAGATGTTCCAACTTTATTCTTAACAGATACAAATTCTAATCCTGATTATTCTATAAAAAACAATGATGGTGTATTTGACATAAGGGATGAAACTAATGGAACAAACAGATTAAGAATTGGGTCTGACGGTAGTGTTAATATTTATAACAATACAACTTTTGCAGGAAATGTTGCTCTAACTGGAAGTGGCGATAAAATTATTTCAGCAATTTCAAGTGATGATGATGCAACTTTATTTTTAAGTGGTGCAGGTAGTGGTAAAGATACTCATATTGTATATGGTGGTGATAGAGATTTATTTATATCAAAATCTTCTAGTGCAACAGCAACAAGTGAAGGAACACCTGTTTTAACGCTTGGTTCAAACTCCAATGCAATTTTTGCAGGAAACGTAGGAATCGGAACAACCTCGCCTGGTGCTAAATTAGATGTAAATGGCAATGTTTATGTTAGAGAAACAGGTACTTTATATGTAAATACTTTAGCAGGTTATACTAGTAATGTTATTACATTAAACTCTAATACAAACTTTATAGTTCCGTCTGGAAATGTAGGAATCGGAGAAATACCAAGTGCTTGGAGTGGATTTACTGTTTTACAAGTTGAAAAAGCATCTTTAGCTTCAACAGGTGGAGATATGAATTTAATGAGCAATTCTTATTACGATGGTACTGATTATGAATATATAGGTTCTGGTGCAGCAGCAAGGCAATATTATAATACAGATGGAACAATGCACTTTTATAACGCAATTAGTGGAACAGCAGGTGGTACAGTTACTTGGAATGAAAGAATGCGTATTACTTCCGCTGGAAATGTAGGAATAGGAACTACTTCGCCTGGGGCTAAATTACACGTTGCTGGTAATTCACATCTTGGTGGGAATTTACATGTGGCTACTGACGGCAGTTTTAATACAAGCGCATCATATACTTTTAGAGACGGGGTTTTTATAAACAATCCTAATTCAACGTCTGCAGTGGTATCAAATTCAGTGATGGCACTTGGCGCAAGCTCAGGTAATCCCGCTTTTACTTCACTAGTAACAACAGGCGCAATAGGGATTGGAACTTCTACACCTTCTAAAAAATTACATGTTTATAATACAGCCGCAGCAGATGTAGCTTTATTTGAATCAACACAAGCGTTTTCAACATTAGCATTTAAATCAAGCAGTAATACAGATACAGCAGTTTTCGGTGTAGATGGTGGAGGTAATGCTTATATAGAAAACAAAAAAAGTACACATCCAATTTTATTTACTACAAATTCTAATGAAAGAATGCGGATAGATAGCTCAGGTAATGTTGGAATTGGAACTACTTCGCCTTCAAGTAAATTAAATTTATATCATGCTACAGATGATGTTTCAATAAATGTAAATACTGGTACAGGTGGTTCTTATCCTAAAAAAACAGGTATATCTTTTGGAGCAATATCTACAAGTCTTGGAGGAGATGCTGAATTTAAAGGAGGAGCAGGAATACAAGCTATAAATACTGCTGCAAGTGGGAATCCAACTGATTTAACTTTTTGGACTAATAGTGTTGGAACTCCTGCAGAAAGAATGCGTATTACAAGTGCGGGGCGAGTTTTAATAAACAATACAAATACTTCAAATGATGCAATGTGTCATATTGGAGGTAATGCTAATAATTATGCGCTTTATTTATATGCAGATGTTATATATGCTAGTGGTTATAGATACCAAAGATTTAGAAGTGGTGGTAATATTGCAGGAGGTATTGAAGGGTCAAACCAAACGTCTGTTGTTTATAATACATCTTCTGATTACAGAATGAAAAAGAATATTAAACCTTTAGAAAATGGTTTAGAAAGATTAAGTAAATTAAAACCTGTAAAGTGTGATTGGAAACTTAATGATGAATCAACAGAAGGATTTATTGCTCACGAGGTACAAGAAATATTTCCAGATGCTATTTCAGGAGAAAAAGATGGTAAAGAGATGCAAGGAATGGATTATGGTAGAATAACACCTTTACTAGTTGCAGCGATACAAGAACTAAAAGCAGAAATAGAAAAACTTAAAAATAAATAATTAACTTTGTAAAAAATATAATTATGGCACTAGCATATCAATGGACAATAAACGCAATGGATGCGAAAATACATGACGAAGGTCATGACAATGTAATTTATACAATACATTACACTTACACTGGTTCTGAGGGTAAATATAGCTCTAGTATTATTGCCACTCACAATATACAATACGACCCCAACACCCCTTTTATACCATGGGCTAATGATCAAGATTTTGAAAATGTAGTTATTGGATGGTTAGAAGCAGGATTAGATGTGGTGTCGATGCAGAAATCTATACAAGAACAAGTGGATTTAGAAAAGAAACCGGTGGATGAGATGTTATATTTTACTTTTAATAATCCTCCAGTCGAATAAAATATAATTAGTATATTTGAAAATAAATCTTAATAATAAATAAAATGAATCAAATTAAATTAAACGACGAAGAGTTAAAAAGAATCCAAGGATTAAATCAAGAGTTTACAAAAGCTAAAATAGATATAGCTGATAATGTTTTAAGAGTTTTAGCTCAAGTAGAAAACATAGGTGATTTACGTAAAGCTTTTGCTGTAGATGAAAAATCTTTAGCAGAAAAATACGGTAAAGATGCAGTGATAGATATTATGACTGGTGAGGTAAAACAACAAGAAAAAGTCGAAGAAGTAGAAACTGAAGAGGTAAAATAAGTTATGGCAAAAATTAGCAACACAGTAGCGTATCCAAATGTTTCACCGACATTAAACGACTATTTTGTTCTAAGTGATGAAAATGATAATTTATTAACTAAAACTTGTAAGTTACAAAATGTAAAAACTTTATTTGGCATAGACACTGTCGTTGCTAATATTGAAGTTAAAGATTCAGATTTAACTACTTTAGGAACAACAGATGTAACTCTTTTACCAGCATCTGGTGCAGGTAAGGTTTATGATATTATTTCATTTGATGTATTTATGGATGTAGGCACTACTGCTTATAATTTTATAAATAACTCAACTGTAAGTTTAAATGGTGTTGCAATAACAACCATTACTTCAAGCACCATAAACTCTGTTACAGATGTAATATTAAAACAAAGTGTTACAGCTGGCGCTTTAGGAGCTAACGCACCATTACTACTTACTAATATTGGTAATCCAACTCAAGGAAACGGTATTTTAAGAATTAATATTTTATATAGAATACTTACAGCCAATACTTCATTCTAAAAAATGGACATTAGAAAGATTTCCATAGGAGCTGACTATAAGTCGGGAGCGATGCACTACATCGTAGGGCAGGAAGTTTTAGGTGGCACTTATGTAATACATTTAATTCAACAAGACCAAGGGCAAGAATCTTATAAAATATGGATTGAAAAAAATAAAGAACTTTTGTTGTGGAAAGAATTTAAAATGACTCTACCTATATCGTTAGAATATAATATTAATTTCTAATGCAATCTCCATATTCATTTATTGTACGTCCATTAAAAGGTAAAAGGTATGATAATGAGAAAAAAATTGGCGACATAGATTTTATAATTAGTGTTTCAAAAGAAGACCATAAATCATCCAACCGTTTTGCTCAAGTTATTTCAATACCTATAAGTTATAAAGGAGAAATAAAAATAGGAGATATATTATTAGTACATCATAATGTTTTTAAATTTTATTATGACATGCAGGGTGTAGAAAAAAGTGGTAAAAGTTTTTTTAGAAATGATTTGTTTTTTATAGATCCTGACCAATTTTTTTTATATTACAACGGTAGTGAATGGCGTTCTCATTCTAAATATTGTTTTGTAAAACCTGTTCCTGTAAAATTATCTTATTTAAATAAAACAGGAAAAGAAGAACCTTTAATTGGTAGAATGAAATTTATAAACAATCAACTAGAAAAATTAGGTGTTAAAGTTGGTGATGAAATATCATTTACTCCAGATAGTGAATATGAGTTCAGTGTTGATGGAGAAAAATTATACAGAATGTATACAGAAAATATAACAATGGTTTTAAATAATGGATAATAAACAGATTAAAGAACAAATAATAAAAGCTGGAGAAAAAGCAGTTTTACAATTAATTAAAGTTGCTAAAGAAGACATAATTAAATATGACGCTGATGATGAGTTAGCGGCGGACAGATTAAAAAATGCAGCAGCTACTAAAAAACTAGCCATATTTGACGCTTTTGAAATATTAAAAAGAATAGAGGACGAAAAAGATTTACTGGAAGGTAACGAAATAAAAAATAAAAATACACCGAAAGGATTTGCAGAATCAAGATCAAAATAAATTATATATAAAACTACACGATGTAGTTCCTAAAAATGTTTTATCTACAAAAAATAAAGCACGAACATGGCAGTATGGATATAACGAAAAATACGATATAGTAGTTATTTCTAAATCTGGTCAAATACAAGATATAATTAATATTAATGGATTACGAATTGCTTTACCTAAACCCCCTAATAGTATATATCAAAAAAGTAAAAATAAAATTGATCAATACTGGGAAGCAACTGAATTACCAAAAGAATTAAAAAGAATTCAATCTATTTTTCAATGGCATGAAACACCAGGTTCTTTTAAAACCAAATGGATTGATTACATAGAAACAGAGTTTGATAGAAGGGAAGAAGGTTTTTGGTTTAAAAACAATGGCGTACCTACATACATTACTGGAACCCATTATATGTATTTACAATGGACGAAAATAGATGTAGGACATCCAGATTTTAGAGAAGCTAATAGAATATTTTATATATACTGGGAAGCGTGTAGAGCTGATAAAAGATCTTTTGGTATGTGTTATTTAAAAATAAGACGTTCAGGATTTTCTTTTATGAGTTCCTGTGAGGGAGTTAATACCGCTACAATAACCAAAGATTCAAGAATTGGAATTTTATCTAAAACCGGTGCAGATGCAAAAAAAATGTTTACAGACAAAATAGTTCCTATATCAAATAATTATCCTTTCTTTTTTAAACCCATCCAAGATGGTATGGATAAACCTAAAACTGAATTAGCTTATCGTGTGCCAGCCTCTAAAATTACCAAAAAAAATATGTATGAAGTAAATGATAGTGAGCTAGAAGGATTAGATACAACTATTGACTGGAAAAATACATCTGACAATAGTTATGATGGAGAAAAATTACAATTACTTATACATGATGAAAGTGGTAAATGGGAACGGCCAGAGAATATATTAAACAACTGGAGGGTAACCAAAACTTGTTTAAGATTAGGAAGTAAGGTTATTGGTAAATGTTTAATGGGCTCTACATCTAACGCTTTAGATAAGGGTGGGAAAAATTTTAAAAACTTATTTGAATCTTCGATTTGTTTAAATAGAAACTCAAATGGCCAAACAAAAAGTGGATTGTATAATTTATTTATTCCTATGGAATGGAATATGGAAGGGTTTATTGACAAATATGGTATGCCAGTGTTTAAAAATCCTACCGAACCCATACTTGGGATTGACGATGAATATATCTATCAAGGAGCTGTAGACTATTGGGAGAATGAAGTAGAATCATTAGCGTCTGATCCTGATGCTTTGAACGAATTTTACAGACAATTTCCTAGAACCGAATCTCATGCTTTTAGAGATGAAAGCAAACAATCTTTATTTAATTTAACAAAAATATATCAACAGATAGATTATAACGATTCATTAAATATTGCACATCACATTACACAAGGTGGATTTTATTGGAAGGATGGAATTAAAGATTCTAAAGTAATTTGGAGCCCTAATAAAAGAGGAAGATTTTTTGTATCTTACATTCCCAAAGCTACCCTTCAAAATAATGTTGTTTTAAAAGGTGGTAAAAAATATCCAGGCAATGAACATATAGGATCATTTGGTTGTGATTCATATGATATTTCTGGAGTAGTTGTTGGTAAGGGCTCTAATGGAGCTTTACATGGGCTAACTAAATTTAACATGGATGACGCCCCTAGTAATGAATTTTTTTTACAATATATTGCTAGACCACAAACTGCTGAGATATTTTTTGAAGAAGTTTTGATGGCCTGTATTTTTTACGGCATGCCTATTTTGTGTGAAAACAATAAACCTAGATTGTTGTATCATTTTAAAAACAGAGGATACAGGGGTTTTTGTATGAATAGGCCAGATAAAAAATATAACAAACTATCAAAGACAGAAAAAGAGTTAGGAGGTATACCTAACACATCAGAAGATGTAAAACAATCTCATGCTTCTGCAATTGAGTCTTATATTGAAAAATATATAGGATTTGATTTAGAAGCAAATTATAGGGATAAAGACGAAATAGGGAGTATGTATTTTCAAAAAACTTTAGAAGACTGGGCTAAATTTGATATAAACAATCGTACCAAGTTTGATGCAAGTATCAGTTCAGGACTAGCAATAATGGCAAATCAAAAACACCTATATACCCCAATTGAAAAACAATCAAAAATAAGCATTAACTTTGCAAGATATAATAACACTAACTCATTAAGTCAATTACTTAATAGATGAAAGAAGTAGAAATAAAAATTCAAGCTGCCGCATTTCCTGATCAGTTTGCATCGGATTCCGTCAAAGATACAGTTGAGTATGGTTTACAAATAGGACAAGCTATTCAGTATGAATGGTTCCGTAGAGACAATGGTTCATGTAGATTTTACAATCAGTGGGGTGAGTTTATGCGATTAAGGCTGTATGCGCGTGGCGAACAATCAATTGCAAAATATAAAAACGAATTAGCTATAGACGGTGATTTATCTTATTTAAATCTTGATTGGACACCAGTGGCTATTATTCCAAAGTTTGTAGATATAGTAGTAAACGGAATGTCCGACAGATTGTTTAAAGTTAAAGCGTATGCGCAAGACGCAATGTCTGCGGAAAAAAGAAGTGATTTTCAAGACACGATTGAAGGCGATATGATTGCTCGTCCTTTATTTAATCAAATTGAATCTGACATGGGTATTAATATGTTTTCAACTAACACTGACGAATTACCAGAGAGTGATGAAGAGTTAGAATTATTTATGCAATTAAAATATAAACCTGCAATTGAAATAGCAGAAGAAGAAGCAATCAACACACTATTGGATGAAAATCATTACAACGATATTAGAAGTCGTGTAGACTATGATATTTGCACACTAGGCGTGGGTATAACAAAACATCAATTTTTAGCTGGCCAAGGTGTTGTAATAGATTATGTAGATCCAGCCAATGTAGTTTATAGCTACACTGAAGACCCTTATTTTAAAGATTGTTTCTATTGGGGAGAAATTAAAACTGTTCCAATGACAGAGTTAATTAAAATTGACCCAAGCTTGAGTAATGAAGATTTAGATACGATAGCTAAATACAGCCAATCCTGGTACAATTATTATAACAATCAGCAGTTTTTTGAAAACAGTATGTTTTACAGAGACACTGCAACTATATTATATTTTAATTATAAAACGACTCATTCTTTTGTTTATAAAAGAAAAAAGATGGCGGACGGTAGTTTTAGGACAGTAGAGAAAGATGATCAGTTTAATCCTCCGCAAGAAATGATGGACGAAGGAAACTTTGAGAGAGTAGAAAAAAAGATAGACGTGTGGTACGATGGAGTTATGGTAATGGGTACTAATATAATGTTAAAATGGGAGTTGTCAGAAAACATGGTTCGTCCAAAATCTTCCAATCAGTTTGCTATGCCTAATTATGTAGCGTGTGCTCCTAGGATGTATAAAGGTATTTTTGAAAGCTTAGTAAAACGAATGATTCCATTTGCTGATTTAATACAAATGACTCATTTAAAAATTCAACAAGTAGTTTCTAGAGTTGTACCAGATGGTGTGTTTATAGATGCAGATGGTCTTAATGAGGTAGACTTAGGAACAGGAAATGCTTATAATCCTGAAGATGCTTTGAGGTTATACTTCCAAACCGGTAGTGTAGTAGGTAGAAGTTATACTCAAGATGGAGAGTTTAATAACGCCAGAGTTCCTATACAGCAGCTTACTGCCAATAGCGGCGCTAGTAAAATGCAAATGTTAATAGCTAACTATAATCATTATTTGGATATGATAAGGTCAGTTACTGGATTAAATGAAGCACGAGACGGTTCTACGCCCGACCCTAATTCATTAGTAGGTGTTCAGAAGTTAGCTGCTTTGAATAGTAATACAGCCACTAGGCATATACTTCAAGGTAGTTTATATATTACTCGTACACTTGCCGAGTGTTTATCAATTAGAACAGCTGATATATTAGAATTTGCTGATTTTAAAGATGAATTTGCAATGCAGATTGGTAAATACAATTTAAAAATTTTAGAAGATATAAAAGAATTGTATATATATGATTTTGGAATATTTATTGAGCTGGCACCTGATGAGGAAGAAAAAGCTATGCTTGAACAAAATATTCAAATGGCTTTATCGAAACAAGATATTAACCTAGAGGATGCTATTGACATTAGAGAACTGCATAATTTAAAAATGGCTAATCAACTTTTAAAATTAAAAAGAAAACAAAAGCAGGATAGAGAGCAACAACAAAAAATGCAAGAACAACAAATGGCAGCTCAAATGCAAATGCAAGCACAACAAGCTAAATCTCAAGGTGAGATGCAAAAAATTCAAATGGAGTCACAAGCTAAGATTCAGTATAGACAAGCTGATGTAGCTTTTGAAATAGAGAAACTAAAAGCTGAAGCAGAATTAAAACGAAATTTAATGTCAACTGAGTTTCAGTTTCAAATGCAAATTAAAGGTGTCGAACAATCTGGGCTTCAACAAAGAGAACAAAATAGAGAAAAAGCTAAAGATAGTAGAATTAGTCAACAATCTACACAACAATCTAAATTAATAGAGCAACGTAAAAACAACTTGCCTCCAGTTAATTTTGAATCAAATGAAGATAGTTTAGATGGTTTTGATTTAGCTGAATTTGAACCAAGATAAATGTTTGAAAAATTTAATTGGCAGAAATACAAAAACATTAAACACCCCGCAGACTCTTCATTAAAAACACTAGGGGAGATAAAATTTTTAATGTCAAAACCTTTAGACGCTCAGTTTGCAAATAAGTTTGATATTATTTTTAATGTATACAAAAGTTTATTTAAAAATAGGACTAGAAAATTTCCTGCTGAATTGGTGCAAGAGATAATTGACGAAAGCACAAAACCAATATTAAAAATTAAAAACTATCATAATCGAAAAAGACCATATATTGCAGCAGCTGAGTTTGGTATAAAACTTCCTATAGTTAAATTAGACTCAACACAAACTCCTTCGTTTCCTTCAGGGCATGCAGCACAGGCTTACTTATTAAAAGAAGTGTTAAGTGATATGTATCCTGAAATGATTCCAGAGTTTGATAAAGCTGCTCAAAATATATCTAAAAGCAGAATACTTGCCAATGTTCATTATGAGTCAGATAGAAAAGTAGGAGAACAGTTAGGTATGGATATGTATAACTACTACAAAACACTCTAAAATAAATATAAATAATTGTATAACTTTGTAAAAAATTTAATCTAATGGAAATAAAAGTAAAAGACATTGGGCTTCAAGAAGAGAAGTCTAAAGCAGAAATAGAACAAGAACTTCTTGAAAAACATGAAGAGAAATTCGATGTTCAAGATTCTTCAACTGAAAAAGTAGAGGTAGAACAAAAAGAAGTACAACAGGTAGAAGAAAAGGAAGAGTCAAAAGAGCCTGTTGAAGAAGTAAAAGAAGAGAAAACTCCCTCGTCAGAGTTAAGTGACGAAGACGTTCTTACATATATTAAAAATAGGTATGATAAGGAGATAAATTCAGTAGATGATTTGTTGGCTGTAAAAGAAACAGCCCCCGAATTACCTGAAGACGTTTCTATGTATTTAAAATACAAACAAGAAACGGGCCGTGGTATTTCAGATTTCTATAACACACAAAGAGATTTTGATACCATGGACGATGATTCTTTATTAGCTGAGTTTATAGCTCAAAACGAAGAAGGTTTAGATGCTATAGACATTCAAGATATTATGGATGACAAATTTGGTTTTGATGAAGAACTAGACGATCCAAAAGATATTAAAAGAAAAAAGCTATCTAAGAAACGTGAGCTTGCAAAAGCAAGAAAATTTTTGACCGAACAAAAAGATAAGTATAAAGTTCCGCTTGAGTCAAGCCGGGATGGATTATCTGCTGATCAACAAGAAAATTTAAATGCTTACAAGAAATATATCGACGAATCTAAAACTATACAGGAAGCAGCTGACAAGCGTTATGATTATTTCCTCACAAAAACTAAAGAAGTTTTTACTAATGAGTTCAAAGGTTTTGACTTTACATTAGGAGAAAATAAATTTACATACAAACCAGGCACTTCTGATGAGCTTATCAACACTCAGTCTGATATTAATAATTTTATTAAGAAATTTACTGATGAGAAAGGTTTGATGAAAGATGCCTCGGGTTATCATAAATCTTTAGCTGTTGCTATGAATCCTGAAAAGTTCGCCCAATATTTTTATGACCAAGGTGTGTCATCTGCCGTGGATAATGTTGCGAAAAAATCGAAAAACATTAACATGGATGTTAGACAATCACCACAAGTTACAATAAAAGATGGGCGTAAAATAAGGAGCATAGGTAACCAAAGTAGTGGAAGAGGACTTCGAATAAAGAGTATTAAAAGAAGTTAAACATTTAAAAAAATTAAAATTATGGCAGTAAATGCAGTCCCAGGATTTGACTTACAACCAAGTGCACAACAAGTGCCTGTAAGTACAAATTACATTACCGATTTTAATTTCTTGAATCAGTATCTACCAGATACTTATGAAAAGGAATTTGAAAGATATGGTAATAGAACAATAGCGTCATTCCTAAGAATGGTAGGCGCTGAAATGCCTTCAAACTCTGACCTTATCAAATGGGCAGAGCAAGGTAGATTACATGTTAAATATCAAGATTGTACATCTGGATCAGCCGCTGGTGCAGGTACAAGAAGTGCAGTCTGGACTATTCCTAATAACTCAACAAACTTTAACCCCGCTTTAGCTGGATCAAACACTAACGTTCTTAGAGTTGGTCAAACAGTTATGATTTCTGATAAATCAGCTGGTTCAAGCCTTTTCAACAAAGGTATTGTAACAGTTGCTCCTAACTCAGGAGGTATGGGTGTTAACCAAGTTACTATTGCTTATTACGAAGCAACAGGTCAAGCTATGGGAGCAGCAGTAGCATGTGATATTTGGATCTACGGTTCTGAGTTCAATAAAGGAACAAACGGAATGGTAGGATCTAACGAATCAGATGACTTAATCTTTGACAACAAACCAATTATCATTAAAGATAAATATTCTGTATCAGGTTCTGATATGGCTCAAATTGGTTGGATTGAAATCACAGGCGAAGATGGAGTAAATGGATATCTATGGTATCTAAAATCTGAGCACGATACTAGATTAAGATTCGAAGACTATTTAGAAACTTCTATGCTTGAAGCAGTACCAGCTGGTGCAGGTTCTGGTGCAGGAGATTTCTTACAAGGTACAGGTGCAGGAGGATCAGCAGCTAACCTTAACGGGTCTGACGGTGTATTTTATGTTGTTGAAAATAGAGGAAATGTTTATGGTGGTGGAAACCCTCAAAACCTTTCTCAGTTTGACAGTATTATACAAAGACTAGATAAACAAGGATCTATTGAAGAAAATGTAATTTTCGTAAATAGAGAATTTTCATTTGACATTGACGATATGTTAGCAGCACAAAACTCTTACGGAGCAGGTGGTTCTTCATATGGTTTATTTGATAATGATAAAGATATGGCTTTAAATCTTGGATTTACAGGATTTAGAAGAGGTTATGACTTTTACAAGTCTGACTGGAAATATCTAAACGATCCTACAATGAGAGGTGACTTAGTAGGTGGTTCTATCAATGGGTTATTAGTACCTGCTGGTTCAACTACTGTTTATGACCAAATTCTTGGTAAAAACGCTAAGAGACCATTCTTACATGTAAGATATAGAGCTTCTGAAACTGAAGATAGAAGATACAAAACTTGGATTACTGGTTCTGCCGGTGGAGCAAGAACTTCTGACTTAGATGCGATGGAAGTCAATTTCTTATCTGAGAGAGCTGTTTGTACTTTAGGTGCTAACAACTTCTTCTTATTTAAGGATTAATATTTATTATAAGTTTTACCCCTGCAAAAGCGGGGGTAGAATTTATTTTTACTAAAATTTAAATTAAATAAAATGAAAAAAAATACTACACTAAAAGCCAAGGCTTATAGGCTTAAAAACGGAAACTCACCATTAGCATACATGTTGAGTTCAAGGCACTCAAGAAGATCACCCTTATTATATTTTGACGAAGAAAAAGGAATTAATAGACCTTTACGATATGCAAGAAATCAAAAAACACCATTTGAAGATGACCAAGATGGAAACGCTATTTTAGAGCCTGTTGTTTTTGAAGACGGCATGCTATATGTCCCAAGAGAAAATCAAGTATTGCAACAATTTTTGCATTACCATCCATCAAACGGAAGTTTGTTTGAAGAAATAGACGAAGCTAAAGACGCTCAAGAAGAGTTGATATCAGTTGAATTAGAAGTTGATGCTTTAGTTATGGCTAGAGATTTAGAAGTGGATAAATTATTATCAGTATGTAGAGTCTTGATGGGTAATCATGTGGATAAACTTACTATACCACAATTAAAAAGAGATATTTTAATTTACGCTAAAGCAAACCCTGAAGATTTTATTGACACAGTTAATGACCCAATGCTTGAATTACAAGACGAGGTCAGAAGATTTATGGTTAATGGGTACTTGATATTTAAGAACAGTAAGAAGGATATATATTTTAATTTACCGGGTAATAAGAAAAAACTACTAACTATACCTTTTGGTGAAGATCCAGAGTATACTTTAGCAGCTTACATGCAAAGTGACGGAGGTTTAGAGATATATAAACACCTATCTAACCGCTTGAAAAAAGACAAATAGAAAGCGTATCTTTGTTGGATTGTTTAACCCATTAAAATTTTTAACTATGGTAAAATTTCTAAAAATTAGTTTAAGTGACGCTCATTATTTAATTCCTATTCACGACATTGTAACTGTTGAGGTTGGTGCTAATACAAAAGTTGATATTCTTTTCAACCTTGTAGGACACAGCGCAACAGGTGCAGCAGAAGTCTTAGGTGTTGAGTTAACAGCTTCAACAGCTTCTGACGCAGCTAAAACAAAAGAGCAGTTAAATAGCATCGTTGATGATATTGAAAATGCTTTAAGTACAAGCTGGACAAAACCTTTCTATGTGCTTGAGCCAAAATATCCTATTACAGGAATAGCTCAATTACAAGAAGCGTGGGCATAATCACACTTAACTTACAGTTAGAAGGGGCTTAAACAATTAAGCCTCTTTTTTTTTACTTATATTTGTATAAACAAAATTACTCATGGGTGTAATGATAAATAGCGTACGAAACACAGTCCTAGCTATAGCTAATAAAAATAATTACGGTTATGTTTCTCCGCAAGACTTTAATCTATATGCGCAACAAGCTCAAATGGATTTATTTGAAGATTATTTTTATCAATACAATAGTTGGATTACAAAACAAAATCAAAGAGTTTCAGGGACAGGATATGCGGACATAGTTAAAAGTTTGGTAGAAGTTATAGATAGTTTTTCTGTAACACAATCTTTAAAACAACAAGCTAGTAATTTTTACAATTTACCTTCTGACTACTACTATATAAACAAAATAAACTATTATCCGAATTACATTGCAGGGTCTACAACTACAGGTTCTGGAGTTAATAAATTGATAGATGGTAATGCAACTTTTGTAACAACAGCTGTAGTAAAAGTTGGCCAGTATGTTGTAAATACATCTGCTGTTAGTTACGGTGGATTTAGCGCTTATGTTGTAAGTATAGATAGTGAAACTCAATTAACATTATCAGCGAGTCCTTTTGGGGTAGCTGGAACTGTGGGTAATACGTATGCTATATTTAACACCAGTGGTATAGTTGAAGTAGAAAGAGTAAATCAAAATAAAATATTTTATTTAAACAATTCACCTTTAACAGCACCATCAACAGGTTATCCAGCATATGTATTAGGTGGAGCTACAAGTGCAGTAAGTGGTGATGCTGCAACAGGTCAGTTAGGTAACACAATAACAGTGTATCCGACAAGTTTGATACAAAGCGGATCAATTAGTGCAGAATATGTAAGATACCCACTAGCACCTAAATGGACTTATTTAAATGTCGGTGGTACTACTGGTAGTCCAGAGTTTGATTCAAGTCAAGCTGACTACCAAGATTTTGAATTACCATTATCAGATGAACCAGGTATTGTAGCAAAAATTTGTCAATACATAGGTATTGAAATTAGAGAAGCTGATGTATATCAGTTTGGTAAACAAGAAATATTAGAAGATAATCAAACACAATCATAGGGTATGGCATATATAAATGATTACGCATATTATACAAATTCAGGTCAAATCCCTAAAGATAAATACTGGGGTTCTTATCAATTTGTTTCCTTGAATGATATAGTTAATAATTTTATGTTAATGTATCAAGGAAATAATGAATTAATAAACAATATAGATAGATACCAGGTTTTATTTCATGCTAAAAGAGGGATTCAAGAATTGAATTATGATGCCATGAAAGAGGTCAAGATATTACAACTAGACTTAAATGATGATCTTAGATTTATTTTACCTCCTGATTATGTTAATTGGGTTAGAATTTCTTATTATAGTAATGGTATTTTATTACCATTAACAGAAAATATTCAAACAGGATGGGCTACAGCTTATTTACAAGACAACCAATCTAATATTTTATTTGACCAAGATGGTAATGTACTTAAACCTCAAGATTCAGAGTTAGATTTTTCGTTTGCAAGTGGAGCTCGGTCTATTTATTTAAACAAAAAAAGTCCATACAATGGTTATGAAGGATGGTGTGTAGATGGCTGTTGGTATTTTGACCAAGCAGTTGGCTCAAGATTTGGTCTAAACACAGAAACAGCAAACGCAAATCCTACTTTTTCTATTGACAAACAAAGAGGTGTAATTAATTTTAGTTCTTTAGCGGCTTCTTCTTCTATAGTATTAGAATACGTATCAGATGGTATGGAAAATGGAACAGACGCTAATATAAGTCTAAATAAACTTTTTGAAGAATACATTTACGCATATATTAAATATGCTATTTTGAATGGTAGATTAGGGGTACAAGAGTATATAGTCAACAGAGCAAGAAAAGATAAATCATCTTTGCTTAGAAACGCAAAAATAAGATTAAGTAATATACACCCTGGTCGACTTTTAATGAATTTAAGAGGCCAGAATAAATGGATAAAATAGCATGCCAATAGTAACAACAAATTTTGTAGCAGGTAGAATGAACAAAAGTGTGGATGAAAGGATTCTTCCACCAGGTGAGTATGTTGATGCTGTTAATGTTAGATTAGGTTCAACTGAAACTACAGAAATAGGGGCTGTAGAAAACTCAAAAGGTAATTCTCAATTAACCACATTAAAATATAACAATTCTCCATTAACAGACGGTGTATGTATAGGCGCTTATGATGATGGTGAAAAAGAAACTTTATATTGGTTTGTAGCCTCTAATACAGCTGATATGATTGTATCTTTTGATACAAACTCTCAATTGTTAAGATACCATGTAGTATCTACTAGCGTGTTAAACTTTAATTCTCAATATTTAATTACAGGTGTAAATAAAATTGGTGACTTATTATTTTTTACAGATGATATAAATCCTCCTAGAAAAATAAATGTAACTAAAAACTATACTAACGTTACAGCAGCAGAGCTTAATGTAATAGTACAACCACCACTTTCTTCACCTGGAATTACAATGTTAACTCAAAGCACAGAAGCTAACTACTTAGAATCCAGGATGGTTACTTTTGCTTACAGGTATAAATATGAAGATGATGAATATAGTGCTTTATCACAGTTTAGTGATATAGCTTTTGTTCCAGGTGTTTTTTCTTTAGATGTGTCTACAAATTTAAACGCTGGCATGAAAAACATTTTTAATGCAGTGGAAGTAAGTTTTAATACAGGGTCATCAAGGGTAAAAGGACTTGATTTATGTTTTAAGTTCTCTGATTCTAACATAATTAATGTTATTGAAAAATTCAATAAAGATGATTTTGGCTGGCCAGACAACTCAATTCAAACACAAACGTTTACTAATAGTAAAATTTATACTACTCTTCCTGATACGGAATTGTTAAGGTTATATGATAATGTGCCTTTAATAGCTAAAGGTCAAACCATAATGGGTAATAGGCTTATTTATGGTAACTATGAAGATGGAAATGATTTAATAGATTCTAACGGTGCGGACTGTCAAATGAATTTTGAAGCTGAATTAACCACCCAAGGAGTCGATATAACTGAGTTGAGTAGTAGTTATTCAGCAGGTGTAAACTATACTATAGACAGTTCTCAGTCAATAACTCAGGCTGCTATAGTAATTGATTTTAGTACAGTAAAAACAAAATTAAAAGTTGGTGCATTACTATCTTTAGATTTACAATTTGTACATAATAAATATACAGGAAATAACGGAACAGTCACAGGTCAACAAGGCTCTACAGAAATAACAAATGTCTTTACATTACCTCAAACATTTAATACTGTTTATGAAATGGCATCAAGCGATGCTTTCAAAGCGGCAATAGGAACCGAAATTCAATACTTTCAAACAGTTGCTAATTGTGCGACTGGCACATCTTATACTGACGCGTTTAATTGCAGTATAACTAATCCTGCAGATTCAGATAGCAATGTAACGTGGCAAAAAAATGCCAGCGGTATAACAGCTTTAGATCAAGGATTTTTAATTACTACAACACCAGGTAATGATAGTGTTACTATTCAAATACCTGCAATGAAATTTATAGACAGCGAAGCTGCTGGAGGTACAGCAGCGCCTTTGTTTGAGTATTTTAATTTTACAAGAGCAGATATTCAGTTTCTTAGAAACACAAGTATACAAAGTTTACACAGTAACAGAAATTACGAGGTAGGTGTTGTTTATATGGATGAATATTTAAGAAGCACAACAGCTTTAGTATCTCCTGATAACACTGTGTTTGTGCCAGCAAGTAATTCTATATTACAAAACAAAATTAAAGTAACAATACCTGTAACACAAAAGCCGCCTAGTTGGGCAACTAAATATAAGTTTGTATTAAAAAGAGCAGAGGCAACTTACGAAACTATATATAGTAATTTTTATTATTCAAGCACTTTAGATAATTCAGTCTTTTTTAAACTTGAAGGACAAAATCAAACTAAAGTAAAAGTAGGTGATATATTAAGAGTTAAAGCCGATAGTCAAGGCCCACGTTCTGTATTGTCTGAATGCGAGGTTTTAGAAGTAGAAGCAAAAGCACAAAACTTTTTAACACCTTCAGCAAATATTATTACCTCTGGTCAAGACCCTTACATATCTGAGTTAGCTGGGTTGTATATGCAAATAAAACCTACAAGTTTTACCGTAGATACATCTGATGCTAGTTCATTTTTTGATTCACAAAATATTATTGCAAGAACAGTAAAAAGAAATAATCAACCTGCTATTTTGATTCCTTGTTTTGAAACTTCGCCAACAGGTACAAAAACTAATTTAGTTATACCAGCGTCAAGTTTAATAACATTTAACATTAAGTTTACAAGAATTGGTACAGGGTCTGGTGGTTGTGGTTCAAAAATATATGATTACAACAGAACGTTTCAAGCAAGTCAAGATTATAACAATTTATTTGATTTTGTAAATGGAGAAAATATAGATTTTCAAGGCGGTATTGATACAAGTCAGGATGATTCTGGTGCTAACACAAACGTTTATATTAACACTTTAAATGGTAGTAATAGTACAGTGCCTAATAAGGTTAGGAATGAAAATAGGTATCAGTTTACAACAAGCGATTCAGCAACTCCATCAAACAGTAATGAATTGTTTTTAGGAGTCAGTTCTGGTACCCCTGGTTGTGGAAGTATAAGAGGTATTAACTCAGTATTAGAAGGAAGAATAGTTGTTCAAATTGCGGACTCTATAATGATATTTGAAACAACTCCGGTTGATGTAGATACAGATATATATTATGAAGACGATACTTGTTATGATATAACAAATAATTTTCACATATCAGGCTCGGCTACTGGTGATCAAAACCAAACAGCTTCGGTGCCAGCATTAGTCAACTTAGGTTTTTTTGATTGTTTTTCTTTTGGTAATGGAGTGGAAAGTTTTAAGGTAGAAGATTCATTAACTGGCCAATCGTTTAATTTAGGGCAGAGAGTAACATCAGTATCGCAACAAGATTTTAAAAAAGCAGATAGAAATGCTAGTTTAACATACAGTGGTATATATAATGAAGAAACAAATATTAATAGACTTAATGAGTTTAATTTAGGGTTAGCTAATTTCAAAGACTTAGAGGTTTCTTATGGGCCTATACAAATATTACACCCTAGAGAAACAGATATTTTAGTTTTACAAGAAGATAAGATTAGTTATGTATTAGCAAACAAAGATTTACTTTCTACAACAAGTGGAAACAATGCAGTCACTGCAAGTAATTTAGTGTTAGGCACACAAGTGGCTAGAGTAGAAGAATATGGTATAAGTTCTAATCCTGAAAGTTTTGCTTCTTACGGAGCTTTTAAATTTTTTACTGATGCGAAAAGATCTTCTGTGATAATGTTAAATGGAATTGGAAACAAAGTACAATTAAACGTTGTGTCTGACATAGGTATGAGGTCTTATTTTAGAGATTTGTTTATTGATAATTTTAATAAATTTAAATTAGGTGGATATGACCCTTACATGGATGAGTATGTTTTAAGCTCAAGCGACAGTTCAATGCCAATAGTTATTCCTAACACAAACTGTGGAGTTAATATAGCAAAACAAAATGTAACAGCAGCTGCAAGTTATATTGTTGATTTTACTTTAGCTCAAGGAGTTGTTACATTTAACTATAATGTTAGCACTAGCACAGTAAATTTAACTGTAAATTGGAACGGAAGTAATGTTATAAGCCAATCTATTAGTGGTAATGGCACATTAACATTTGATAAAAATTTAGCTAATCCACAAACAGCAACAGTAACTATAACACCATCTGGCACAGCTTCATATGATATTACTCCATCCTGTCCAGCAACTAGTTTACTAACTGTTGTGCAAATGACATTGGGTAGCTCGGCAGATGAAAATAAATTTATACATAACCAGTATTTGTGGGAAAAAGACTCAGTATCTAGTCCTACCGCAAGTGAACTAATAACATTTAGTGTAACCCCTACGGATCCGGTAACAAGTTTTATATCTACAGATGGTCAATCTTCATTAGGTCTATTTCCTGTAACAGGGTCAACCTTGACACCCCAGTCTAATAAAAAAGATTTTGATGATTTTGTGTTTAACAGCACTGTAAATAAATTCAAATATTTAGTTAGCAATACTGCTTATACCTCAGCTGATTGGGCTACTATAGATGCAGCAGCTTCAACTGCTTCACCTATTTCAAACCCTTCTTCTGGATTGTTTCAAGCAACTTTTAATTATAGTAATCCTAGTAATAATAGATACTTGTATTTAATTTGGGACTATAGAACACCTACATCTATTAGTTTACGCTTTGGTGCAACTTCAAGTATTGCTTGTTGTAGTGGTAGTGTAGCTACATTTTATATAGACACTACATCTTTTGCAACAGCAACTGCTGTGTATACAGATGCTACATTACAAGTAAAAGCAGCAAATCAATTTTACCAAACAGGTAATAGTGTTAGAGAACAATCAGCTGGTGCATTACTTCCAGCACAAACTTGTGCAGCTTGTGGTACAGCAGTAGGATTGTGTTACAGTAGTGCAAGCGCTGACGATGTGTGTTGTACAGGATGCACGTTTACAAGTTATACTTCTTCTGTTGTAAAAACAACTAGAAGCGAAGCTTGTGGTACAGCACAAACAGCAACTTATTATCACAACGGAACAGGAGCAACACCAGTGGTATATAACTTTGTGTACTCAAATAGTAATGCAACTACAAAATTAGGAGCAGGATATTATTCATTAAGTGCTACATCAGTTATATATGTAAACTCAAATGGAATGGTCGAAAATTTATTAACTTGTTAAAAATATGGCACAAGACAGTACATACTACATAGACACATCACTGTTTTCAACTGCAACCGCAGTCTGGTCAGATGCAGCTCTAACGAGTAAAGCACCTGATGGTTGGTATCAAGATACTTCAGAAAGCACAACAGTTTACAGACAACAAACTGGTGGTACATTAGGAGCTTCCGCAAATTGTGAGTGCGCTGTGCCTTGTGGAACGGATATTTCAGCTAGTGGAACCACAGGAAGTTATATAGTAGATATTAATACAGGTACAGATGTTGGTGCAATCGTGGTTTATTTCCAACCCTATAATATACCAGATGGTATATTAGGCACATATGATTCAGCAACATACAACACCCTAACTACTAACAGTCATGGTGTAGAGATAGCCACTGCGGGTCAACTAAACTTTGTTGGTGTAACTGGAACATCAGGTTGTGACACATCTGATTTACAAGGAAGCACAACTTCTGTTGCTAATTATACATATAATGGATCGGCTTTTGTAGCTACAGGCACTAATACTAATATAGTAATTCCGGCTTCAGGTACAGTAAATTTAAACGCAACAGGTAATATTTACTATACCTTAGTAATACCTAAACCAAATGCTTCACCTGCAAATGTTCAATTGCAATTAGTAGGAGTATGTTCTGGAACAGCATTTCAATTTAAGGCTATATGCCCTACGGCTTTACCTTCATTTTCTAGTAGTGCAGTACAGGGAACATCAGGAGCTGCATGTAGTGCAACTCAAAATCAAACATATTATTTTGCAAAAAACTCTTCTACAACAGGAACAAATCCCCCAGTTGTAGACTCAAATACTATACCTCAAGCAGGTAATTTTGTATTTTCAAACAGCACAGGAGCTACAGCTTTGTCTGATGGTTTCTATAAGATTACCGCAAATTCAGTAGCTGAAGTGGCTTCAGGTGTAGTCAGTGCAATAACAGGTTGTGGAGCAAGTCTAACAGCTTACAATTCATCACAAAGTGCAGTGTTTAATCAAGTGTGTGCTGTAGATGGAAGTGTATATCCAATAAATCAAGTATACTATCATGATGGTTCAGGAACATATCCTGCAGCGACTGATCATTGTTATGTAGACTCAGCAGGATTAGGGCCATTGTCGGCGGGTTATTATCAAATTGACCCATCGTCTACAGGTGCAGGTAATAGAAGATATTTACAAATAACAGGAACACTAGGTGAAGTAGCCTCAACGTTCCCACAAAGTTGTTAATTATGGCGATAACAGTATCATATAACCCAGAAGGACAAACGCCAGGATGGCCGTCTTTTTACACGTTTTTTCCTGAAAAGATGATTGGAATGAATGGGTATTTTTATTCATTTAAGAATGGTAATTTATACAGGCATAACACTAATAGTTTGAGAAACAACTATTATGGTGTGCAGGGTGCATCTACTATAACAAGCGTGTTTAATCCTAGACCAACAATAGATATTAAGTTGTTTAAGACTATGTCGTTTGAAAGTAATGCTAGTTGGGCTGTAACAAGTTTACAAACAGACTTGAATAGTGGCTCAATGTTAGAAACTTATTTTGAACAAAAAGAAGGAGAATGGTTTTCTTATATAAGAAATAACGCTGGTGCTGTGGATTGGAAATTAAGATCAGCAAGCGGACTAGGAATAAGCGCTGCAACAGCAGGGCCTGCAAACGCTACCGTAATTACGTTCACAAAAGATATTGGAAATATAATAAGTATAGGAGATATAATTTATGTAGCCACAGTCACCGGAAGTAACACTGACGCTCCTGTAATATCAGGGCCTGTAACTGCTTTGACAAATAAAACTGTAACAGTAGATGCTTCAGGAGCAGGAGCAACTATACCAACTACAGGTAAGATGATATTGTATTATAAAAACAGTGTGGCAGAATCTAGTGGAGCTAGAGGTTACTATATGGAATTTACTTTATCTAACGATGATACTAGTGCAGTTGAGCTTTTTTCTGTGGGTAGTAGTGTTATGAAAAGTTATCCTTAGAATTTACTATCTTTGCTAGATAGCAAAAAAATATAATTATGGCAGAACCAATAACATTTGGAGCGGTAATGCAAGGCTTAGGAGCGCTTACTTCTGTAGCGGGAGGCGCCCTAGGATTTGGTCAAGCTGCAAAACAAAAAGCAGCTCAACAAAGAGCAGAACGTGAGAGCAATAGGTTGATGCAACAAGCTAGACGAAATTTGCAAACTAAATTTTACGAGCAATTACAGGTACCCACTGAAGCTTACGACAGACAATTTAGAGAAAGCACAGCTCAACAACAACAATCTTTACAAGCTTTGAGAGAATCAGACCCAAGAACTTTAGCTGCGGGTGTAGGAAAAGTAGGTGCAGTTGGTGTTGCTGAAAATCAAAAAATAAGGGAAGATATGGCTGAAAGGTTGTTTCAGTTACAAAAATTAAAAGCTGATGAAATGTCAGCTATAAACGACCAATTAGTTTCTTTAGATGTAGGTGAGGCAATGAGTCAAGATATAAGAGCAAGAGAAGCTAGACAGTTTGCTACCGCTGCTACCGGTCAAGGATTTCAAGGTTTAGCATCGGGTTTTTCTAAAGCCGCAGAATCAATACCGCTTTTTTTTAAAAATAAAATAGACAGAAAGTTAGGTAAAATTACTGGTGAAGATTTAAAACCCGGGAGTAGATTTTATGAGGATCAAATTCAATACAGAACTGAAAAAGCTAATATGGATTTAAGAGATAGTTATACCCCAAGTGAAATATTTGATCCAGTTATTCCTCCAGATCAAGCTATGCAAATTAATGAATTTTTACTTAATCCAACGATAGCTATCCCTGGTTCACAAAAAGGTGTATACTATCCCTCTGTCGTTGCCCCTAGAAAAACACAGTAAAAATTATGGCTATACAAAAAAATATAGACCCTTCTAAATTTCAAATTCGTAAGGAAATTGATGATGTTACTAAATCTCAAGTAGATTGGGCTACGGTCGCTGGTACTTTGTCTGACACATTTACGGATATTAAAAAAGATCGAGACCAAAGGAAACAAGAAATTCAAGACAACACTACTAAAGCTATGGAAAAGCTTAGTGAGGTGCCTGATTTAAAAAATCAAACCTTACTAACATTATATTACAAAGGTGGAGATGATGCTAAAAATGCTATGCGCACTTATTATGACCAAGTCAAAAGAGGTATTGCAAAACCTAATGATTATAAAATATTTCAAGGTAATGTTTTATCAGGATTCAAGGGTTTATCTGAGAGTTTTAAAAATTACGACGGATATTATAATGAGATGATGCAAAAGATAAAAAGTGGTGAGGTTTCAGGTTTGACGCAAAGTGTAGCTGAGTCTATAGAAGCGTTTGGTAATTTAAAAAACAAGTCAACTTACACAAATCCCGCAACAGGACAAATACAAGTGGTGTCCATGTTACCAGACAAGGATGGCAACTTTACTATAATGCCGGATCCAAAAAAAAATCCTGAGTTATTCCAAAATCCTATGAGTGTAAATGCGCTTATGCGGTTTGAAGAACAAAGTAAAAACTTAATGGATGAAGCTAAAAAATTGACTGATCCTTTAGCCTCCGTAATTACAGCGAGTATAAATAACGGAAGTATTACATCTATCGAAGACTTTAGACAAATGGACGACATAGGTGGTAAAAGTTATAGTGAATGGCTGGGTAGTCAAGTAGACACTTTAACAGCAACTGATTCAGATATTGCTGAAATTTTATATAATCAAGGATATAAATATGCGAGTTCTAAGAAAGAATTTGCTGAAAAATATCCCAACTTAGGAATGGATAAATTTATTGAAATGGATTTAAGCTCAGGATCTCCAGAACTACAATTAACTTCATTACAAAAACAACAAGCTAAAGGTTTTGCTGCAAGCGCTATAGAATCACAACTTGACAGTATAGTTAAAAAGACACCGCCATTTAGGCCTGATGCTTATGATAAACAAAGAGGTGTACAAAAAGAGGAAAAACTTAAAGGCGTTGATTTTGCAAACAGATTAATATCAAATGTATTTGATGACGCTAAAGCAGCACAGAATATGCTAGAAACTGATCCTTTATATAAAGACGTAGAAAAAATTATCATGAAAGATGTAGATGGAAATCAAATTGAAAAAACTAGTGATGATTTTGACGCTAATAAAGTTGATGTAATAGAGTTTACTATGTTAGTTGATGGTAAGATGACACCACTTAATGTAGAGACTAAAAAGAAAAATGCACAAGGTGAGTTTGTGTTAGATAAAAACGGTAATCCTATAGCTAAAAGCGGACAAGAAATAGTTAGAGATATTCTTACAAAATTAAAAGTTCCAGCAGCACAGGTACAATCTTATATAGACGCTCATTTAGGCGCAGGTAAGTCATTTAATACTTTTGAGGGTATTCCATCTTTCAATAGAACTTTAGGTGAGTTAGGTAATGTTGGTGGTATAAGTGTTAAATTAGGTAAATCTTCATTCCCTGTTGACCAAGGAATTACAGATGTTCTTAAAAATGATTTTGATACTGATGATAAATTGACTCAATTAATTACTGATAGATTGGCGGCGGAGGCAAGTGAAGACGATGAAAATAAACAAGAAGCAATAGCGAAAGCAGATAAAGACTTATTTACTTATAAATGGGGGTTAATATCTAGTATGTTAGACCAGGCTTTTACTAATAAAGCAGCTTTAGGCGGAAGAAGAATGTTTAAAGTACAACCTTTAGAACAAGGTGAGACTATTAAAATAAATTACGACAATAAAACTATTGACCTAGGGCTTACATTAAATCAAGTAAACAATAATGGTTCAATGTTAATTGAAAAAATAACTGAGGCTATAAATGCACCCAAGCCTACGTCTGATGATGGTGCACCATAGAATAAAAAATGGAATACTTAGAACAATTATATCAATGGATTTCTTCAAAAGATAATACCTTCACGGACAGGTACACTATAGACGACTTTAAAACCAATATGAACGAAACAGATTATGCAACAAAAATGTATGATTGGATTTCTTCAAAAGATGATAACTTTACAAGTAAATACGCAGTTGACACCTTTATTGAAAAGGTAAAAAAAAAAGACGATTCCGACTCATCTCTTATTTCTCCAGAGGGAGATACGGAGTCTTCATCAACTACCGAAACAGAAGATGTTTCATTGGTATCTGGTCAGACACCAAGGGAGCTTAGTTTTATAGAGCAACAGTTTCAGACAGACATACCGGATGCAGAACAGAATGTTTTTATAAGTAGAGCTGGCGTGGTGCCAACAGGTTATAAAACAGATGAACAAGGTGGTAACGTTACGTTTAATCAAGAGCTTATAACCGCACTTAACAATGACCCTGGTATCATAGATGCTTTACAAAAAGGTAAAGTTACTGTTGTTGATATACAAAATGCTTCTAGTAATAAAAAAAAATTAAGAGAAACTGCTATAAATAAACTGCAAGAATTTAGAGCAAAATCTGAAGAAGAAATTCAAGAAATAATTGACAGAGAAAAACTAGATACTCCTTTTATATATGAACAGTTTCAAGAAGAGGATGGGGTTATAGACAGTATATACGAAAATTTAGATAATCTTCAAGGTATAAACAAAGCAGATTTTGATGGTTTTATAACTTCAACCGGACTAAAAAAAGATTATGTAGATAAATTAAATCAAGGCTTGTTTGATACCTCAAGTAATTATGTTGTAGGTCAGAAAAAAAACAGACTACAAACTTCAAAAGAAATGGAGGAGTTACGAATGTTGACTTTGTATTTAGAGGATGTGCAAAAAAGAGATAGAAGATTTCAAGAATTAGATTACAGAAAGAGAAACAAAGGATTGAGTATGAAGGCAGAAGACTTTGATTTTATGCCTACAAATTATGTAGATCCCAAAAGCTTGTCTGAGTTTATAGAATTTAATATGCCAAATTATGTTGAGCAGTTAAATGAAAATCAAGTAGAAGCTCGTGCGTTGTATCAAAAATATAAAAACGATAAAACTGGAGTAGGTTTTTCATTATGGGAAGCAACAAAATCATTTGGTCGAGGGTTTGATGATAGATTAAATCAAATTACAGCTACAATACTAGATGTGGCAGGGGCTGATAAAGCAGCAGCTGACATAAGATTAGCTGAGGAATATGATAAACTAACTCAAGATCCCACACTTCATTACACTTATGTAAAAGGGAAAGAAGTAGAAGTGGGTGGTGTCAATTATTTAGTTAAAGAAAATGGAAACATAATAGATGTAGATCACAAAGCTAATGTAACAGGTTTGCTAGATACACAACAAGAAAAGTTGATAAAAAAAGAGGCAGAAGAGAGTGGTGTAGAATCTTCAAGTTTGAGTCCACAAGGAGCCATTATTGATACTACAGGAGTATTAGGTGCTGTTGTATTAGACTTAGCTTTAACCAAAAATGTTGCCACAGGTTTGTCTAGCGCGGGATCTTTTGCAAGAGGAGCTGGGGTTTTAGGCAACACTATGAAAACATTAAAAAGCATACCTATTTCAAGAGGTATGTCTAGCGCATTTATAGCTCAATCTAGTTTAGGTTATTCCAGCGGATTAGAAAACACACTTAGAGAGGCTAAAGTAGCTGGTTTATCAAACGATGAGGCGCAAGAATTAGCTTTAGTAGCTGCAAGAGAAATGGCTGTTCTATATGGTTTAACATCATTTATATCTCCACAAACCAAAGCTACAGAAGCTTTATTTGGAAACATTAATACTTCATCAGTATTAAAAGAAGCTATCAACAAATCAAAACAAGTTGCAGGAAAAGTAAATCCTAAAACATTTGGAGAACAAATTAAACAAATAGGTTTTAAAGCTTTAGAGTATGGCGGAGAGGGAGTTAAAGAATTTATTCAAGAAAATGTACAGCAGGTTGGCGAACGTTTTGTTGTAAATCCTAGAATTAATGAAAGAGCTGCGCAGAAAATAATGGCTGATACAATAACAGGAGAAGAATTTGTAAACACATCTATATTGTCTTTTGCGGCAGGTATGCTTATACCAGGTTTGGGTGATGTGAGTAGCGGTACAGTTTCTTTATTTAAAGATAGTAATATAGATAAATTACAAATGTTAGGTTTATTAAACGCTAACAGAGAAAAATCTTTGTCTTTAATGGATTCACAAGTTGCTGATGGTAGAATGACCCAAGAACAAAGAGATAATGTGGTTAATCAAATGGATGTTTACGCTGGTAGTATTAATTTTATACCAAGGGACTTAGATGCAGATACAGCTTCTGTTATAATGCAAGATGTTTATGAGATAAATAAATTAGAGCAGCAAAAACAAGAATCAAAAATAAGGTCTGTAAGAGCAAGATTGGATCAAAAAATAGAGGAGGCTAATCAAAGAATTGATTCAGCTGTTAATTTTGGCGACCTCGATTCCTCTACAAAAAAACGATTAAAACAAGAAGCTAGACAAGAACTTGAAGAACAAAACCCTAACCGAAGTATAACTGATAACGAAATAATAAATTATGCCATTCAAAAGCAAAGCGCAAAGGAGGTGGATGCACCAGAATCTGCCCCAGATAGCACAGAGGTGGGAGAAGGAGTACAGTCCGAGCAACCTACCGAGCCGGGTAAAACCCAAGACCAAGCTCCGCCTGAAACGCAGGCCGAAGAGGAAGTAGTAGTTGAAGAAGATTTAGATAGAGATTCAAGGCTTACACCAGAACAAGTAAAACAAGCTCAGAAAGAAGAGGAGTTTACGCCTGAACAAAAGGAAGGTAGTTTCTTTTCTAGATTTTTAAACAATGCAAAAAGAAAAGTAAAACAATTGTTTTCTACACGAGGTAATCTACCTAGAAACTTATTTAAATTTCAAGAACAAAAACAAAATCAAGCCAATAGAATATTATTCAGAGCAAGTAGAAAGGCTGCGCAGTTTGCAAATCTATTTGACAAACTAAGAGCCACTGGAAACATTTCTGAAAAGGAGCTTAAAAAACTTAACGAAGACTTATCGAAAGTTTTAAAAGGTGAAATGGATTTGAAAGACATAAAATATACTAATAAAAAAGGTGAGGTAAAAAATATAAGCAAGAAACTAGGAGAGCTTATAGTCAAAATGAGACAGGACATTGATGTAATGACAAAACAAATATTAGATGCTCCTAATATCGTGGATAAGGATACTCCAGTTGAAATAGATGGAAAGGTGTACAGAAATAAATTTGAAGCACAATTAGGCAAGTATGTAACCAGGTCGTACAGACTTTTTGAAGGCGCTTTATCAGGAGCTGAATTTAGAAAAACATTAAAAGAAGATGTGATAGAAGACGCTAAAGATTTTTTTAGGAAAGAGAAAAAGTTTTTAAAAGAAGTTGAAAGAGAAAATAAAAAAGTAAAAGAAGATTTTGATACTACTCTTGAAAGAATGGTAGATCAGAAGATAAATGATTTACTAAGTGATAAAACAACTGCTCAAACCTTTATAGACACATATGTTGGCACAGGACAAAAAAGAGGCATACTACAACAAAGGAAAGAGGTACCTGAACCTATAAGAAAACTATACGGAGAGATTAGCGACCCGGTAGCTAATTATATTACTACCATGTCCAAAATGGGTTCATTGTTGTCAAGCGCAAACTTCTTACAATCTGTGTATGAAAACGGAATCGGTAGATATTTATTTACTAAAAACGACCCCAACAGAACAGATGATATGGTTAGAATAAGTGCAGCTAATAACGAAAACTACGGGCCTATTGATGGCTTGTATACGTATCCAGAATTAGTGGAAGGTTTATTTCCTAAAAACTCTCAACAGTTTATGTTCAATAACAAGCTCTCAGATATTTATTTAAAATACTTCATGGCATTTCCAAGAGCTGCAAAGACAGTTCTTTCACCTTCAACACAGTTAATAAACTTTTTATCCAATATTAATTTTGCATTAATTAACGGACACGCGCCTATATCTATAATGAATGGAACTATGGATATGGATTCGTATAAAAAATCTCTTAAAGCAATTATAGCTACTTTAACTAATAAAAGCGATGAAGAGTTAGGTAAAACTATAGAAACATATTATGACCTTGGTATTATAGATCAGAGTGTTGATGTAAGAGAGTTAAGAGATATGCTTAAAGAGTCAACAAACGAAGAGGATTTATTGCAAAGATTTACACAAGAACCAACGTATAAAAAACAAGCAGGTAACGCGTTAACAAGACCATTTAAAAAATTATTTAAAGGAGCGTCTAAGCTGTATCGAGTTGGGGATGATTTTTGGAAAATTATGGGTTACGAGCAAGAGTCTAAAACTCTAGCAAAAGTATTGTTTGATAAAGACATAAATGATTTAACTGATTCAGAGTTAAAACAAGTGCAAGAAGAGGCGGGTGAAATGGTAAAGAATCAATATCCAAACTATTCGCGTATTCCTAAAATAGGTAGAATATTAAAAGCGTCTCCTATAGTGGGTAACTTTATTTCTTTTCAACTTGAGTCTTACAGAACAGCTTATAACGTAGCGTTTGGTAAACAAGGATTTGCATCATTAATAAACAGAGGGAACAAAGCAGGTGAGGATACACCAAAAGGTAAGAGGCTAAGAAAAGAAGGGTTTAGAAAGTTAGCTAATATGCTAGGCTATATTGCTATGAGAGATGGAGCCTTCTATGCTATTGCTAAATTTACTGGAGGTAAATTATTAGGAGGTATACTACCTATGTTGGGTATCGGAGGTTTTGACGATGATGAACCAAGAGATGAAGAACAGCAAACATTTGGAGGGTTGACAGTTAAAGAGCAAGCTATAAGAGAGTTTGTGTATGATTGGCAAAAGAACAGTAAACTAATTGTTTATCAAGCGTCTGATGGTAAATTAAAATTTTTAGACGCTACAACATTTGATCCATTTCAAATGATAGACAGATTGGTTAATGGATTTATGCAATCTAAATCAGGTTTAGATATTGTTAAAGGAACATTTATAGAAAACTTGGAGACTTTTGCAAGCCTTGATTTTGTAATTGATGCTGCTTTACAAAGCTATGAATCTTACAAAAGAAAAGGATCACAAGATATATTTACAGATTTATTGCAACCATTTTTAGCAAGAGCTTTTGCACCAGGAGCGGTATTACAAATAGAAGATGCTGTAGGTAAAGGAGTTGTAAGCGGAAGAGATGTTAAAGAAGCTAAACCTTTAAAACTTTTAGGTTATAGAGATTATGATATTGATATAGAAAAACAACTATATTTTAATTTAGAACCGAAAAGAAGAAAGCAATTAGCAAGGGAAAGTAGTTATAGAGGAGACATTTATAAGTTGGTAGAAAAACTAGAGAACAGTCAAATATTTACTGATAGTGATTTAGATAATATCGTAAAATCATATAAACAAGTAAATAAATCAAGAAAAGACAGCTGGATGTTTGTTTTAGACCAGGTTATTTCTGCTTTAATTTTAGGAGCAAATCCTGAAAATGTTAAAAGGACACTGCAAGGTAGAAAAATAGGTTTTTCTAAAAAAGAAATTGATGCTTTGTTTGACTTAGGATTTATACCTCTTAAAGTAAACCCTCTTGCAAAACCAAAAAAGAAAAGTGAATTAGAAAAAGCGTTTGAATTTTGAAACTATTTGATGAACATAAATGTATGCTTACTAGTTACTATGTTCTGACTAATAAAATAGGTTACGAAAAATTATTAGAGAAAGGTGAGAATGTGGCTTTAATATTTAATCCCACCAAACCTATCATACCTATGGAAGACGATGTTTATGATATACTTATTGAATACTTTGAAGGTATTGAAGAGTATGAAAAATGTCAAGACTTATTAAATTGTAAATTACTTAATCAACATTTTAAAAAAAGTGAGTTAGTCTAGCCACTTGTCCATGTTCTTTGTGGTGTATAAATCCTTCACAAGCTTTAGGAGCTCCTGTAAAACCTTTACGTGCATGCCAGCTATCAGAAGATGATGGTGATCTCATGTATTCAACTGTAACACCTATATAGTCTTTAGCGTCACGCCATTTGTATTTTATTTTATGGTGTAAATGATGTAAGTACCAGTACCTAGTTTTATTTGAAGCCCATAGTTTTGGTTGTTCTTGAGCCATAAGCAAAGGAAGATTATCTAATCTTGCTCCATCACCATGCTCTAAGCCTATAAGAGATGTACCATATTTATAATACTTTCTATGTGCTACTGAAATATCAAAAGTAATATCTTCTGCGTGTCTAAACCATGCTTGTAGGGTGTGTGCTAAATGAAATCCTGATTGATAATCATGATTACTCATACTATGTAGTATATCAACCTTAGCTAACTTTCTTAACTTCTCTACACAATTTACATAAAGAGATAAAGCTTTTTCATAATGCTCCCACCACTTTCCGTCAGTATCTTGACGTGTACCTTTTGTGGTTGTGTTGTAAACATTGTCAACGTGTAACACATCATTACCTATACAAAATAATATTTTTTCAATATTAAAACCTTTAGCTTTTTCTAGTAACCCATCTATACCTTCAAGCACACGTTTAATAGCTATATCAGTATTGTATTTATCTCCAGCTTCATTTGCATTTGCGTATTTACCAATGTGAATATCCGCTGGATTGATTACTAAAAGATGTGGGTTATTGGTATTATTTTTGTGTTTAATAGAAATGTATTTAGGAGAATATTCAGAAATAAATTTATGTACTTTAGCAAATATTTCTTTTTCTTTTATGCCTAAATTTTCTTTAGTAACTACTGAAAACCTATATTCTCCATTCGCACTTTGCCAGTGCTTTACACTTATTACATCGTCTTTATCTATCCCTCTTTCATTTAAATGTAATGACAAAGCTGTATTGTCATTAATATTATCCATATGGGAGGCACGATGCTGGTATACTAACTCAACTTCAGATTTAGATAACCTAAGGCGTTTACCATAAATTTTTTTCTTAGATGTCATCTGAGAGGGATTGAACCAGCTCAGACATTATTTTTACTATATTCTGAGCTTTTTGTTTAGCTTGACTATGATCACGCTCCATTAAATCCTCGTATAAATCATTTACAAGGTCGTGAGACGTGTGCGTTACATAATTAATATGTGATATAGCGTTTACGTCCTCTAATGAAACTTTACTCATTTTATATATCCATAATAGTAGTGGGTTGAAGCATTTATACTTTGTAAAAAATAAAACCCTCCATATAAAGATAGTAAAATTATTAATATTAGTTAATATTTGTAAATATTTTTCATTTCTAGTTTAAATACATGGCGTTCAATATTTTGAATTTCTTTAAGCAATCTTAACATTTGGTCAGCACTTAAATTTATTCTTTGGTGGAGTTTGCCGTTATTTACATAAGTACAGTTATGGATAATAAATTGACAGAGTCTTTTTTTATAATCCTTATAATACTCTATGTGTTTTTCTATTTGATTTAGTTTTTGTATTGTTTTCATTTGATTTGATGTAAGAATTTTCAAGTATTAAGTCTAAATACTCGTCCATTGTAATTAAATTTATATCAGTAAAAGTAAGATGCCTGTATTTGACTTTCATAATTTCTAACGCAAATGTTATAGGTTGATTTTTAACATAAACTAATCCGCCAAAAATATATGTGGCTAATTCATTAGGCTTGACTTCTTGAACATTGTTTTCTATAAAATATGCAATAGCTATTGCAGTTTCACTATCCATAGATTTGAGCTCATCCATAAACTCATCCTCTACATCATAGCCTTTATCCTTTATATACCTCTGTTTTAATTCCATGACTATTTAACTCTTTCATTCTATATTGTTGCAAAGGAGAAACCCTTCCATTTGCTCCTTTAATTTCAGAAAACAAAACATCAGAGTTTTTACCTATTGCAATTAAATCCGGTATACCATTTTTATTTGTTTTAATTAATTTTAAAACATAGTAACCTTCCTTTTCTAACTGATCAATTCTTTTCTTTTGTATCTGTTGCTCAGTCATATTACAAACTTAATAAATCTCTGTTGAAATGTTTCAAGGTATAGTCTTTCTTTTTAATTACAGTCTTATAAATTTTTTTTTCAATACCCTTGTTTGCAAACACCCAGAATATTTTATTATACTTTCTATCTCTAGTTGTCATTCTATCTCTTGATTGCCAGTAACTTGTAGCGCTAAAATCAATGTTATAATAAACAATAGCGGTAGCTTTTCTTAAACTTATACCCTCTCTACCTGAGACTATTTGTAACGCTATTGACTTGTCAGTGGAGTTAAACTCATCTACTTCTGTGCATATCTCATCACGATACACACTCTTAATTGCATTTAATTCCTCTTTAAACTTATAAAATATAGCTATTTTTTGATTTCTGAATTTAAAATAAATAGATTCGGCTTTCTTGTAATCTAAGACCATTGACCCACCTTCTTCAAATTTTACTGTGCCAGAAAAAAGTTGATGTAATTTTGACATAAGTTTTACTCCAGTGTCTGCTAATATCACATGATCCTTTCCTTCCACAACTAAATCTTTTTTTAATTTATTAATAATCATGTAAGTTATTTTGTTCATCTCTACATTTATTATTTCTTCATTGGTTTCAACTTTAAAACCAGCTTCCTTTTGAGTATATGAAATAGTGTAGGGCTTCATTAAATCTATGATAGATTCTTTACCATGACTATAATCATTTATAGGCATAGAGCTGATGTATTTTTTTTTAATATCTACATGCTCATAAGCAAAAGCATAAAAGTTTTTAAATTTTTTAAAAGGATTGTCTGATATGCCATAAACCTGATGATACATCTGACTGTATGATTCAGGGGTTGGAGTTCCTGAGAGTAAGATAACGAAAGGTTTGTGAAATAGAATCAAAGACTTAACTTGTTTTGCCCTACGACTGTGTTTTGGAAACGCACCCATGCCATGAGCTTCATCACAAATAATCATATCAAATTTTAATTCTGGTAGCTTATGAAGAGATTCATAATTAATAACAGTAATATCAAAGCTGGGATTTAGCTTGTCGTAATCGTCTTGTATGCTTGAGATAGCTTTTTTTTTGGTGATGAACAAAAGGTTTTGAACAGGCAGAAGGCTACTCATACTCAAACTCGTTAACGTCTTGCCCGTTCTAACCTCCATGGCAAGATACAAAAACCT